ACTGGCCGAACTGACGAAGAGCATTAGCCATTTCCTCGGATGAGGAGCCACCAATACGCCCGATTTTCTGAAGTGTTTCGGTGAGCTGAATGATCTGGCCGTTCGTCGCGCCGGTATCGCGCAACGCGGTGCTGAGGGTCTCCCACAGCTTCGCTGTATCCTGTAGCGAACCACCCGTTGCCGAACTGATACGCATCAGACTCTGCATAGTCTGCGAGGCTGTCGCTGCACTACCAGTAAGTCTCTCTATACGAGCGTTGAGCTGGCTCATGTTGTCAGCAGCAACGAGGAATGCACGCCCCCAGTCAACAACTATCGATGCAGCTATGGCCCCGGCAACTTTGTTTATGCTGGTCTGGAGTTGGTCAAACTTACTGGCCGCTTTTGACGCTCCGCCACTCATCTTCTCAAGGCGCTCATTTACTTTGCGCTGGGCCTCAATCAGATTCGCAACATCCATCTGCACCTGATAGACGATATTGCCTACTTGTTCCTCACCAGCCATTGATATTTCTCCTGTGGATTATCCCACGCAATAGCCGGGAGTTATTTCTTCGCTGCGGCCCTTCTTGCCGCCTGTTTAGCCAGAAAATCATCAGCAACTGCGCTGTATTCTTCTTTGGTTAGGCCTTTCTGGTCCGGATATTTCTCTGACAGCAACGCCTGAAATTCAGTCATGGTCAAACAACGCGCTTCATCCAGGCTTATGTTGAAGCGGATCCTTGCTGCGTTGATGTATTCAATGGCGTTAAATTCTGTAGTACCGCCTGATGATTCATGGCGCTGGAGTTTTCGCGTCTTGGCTTTCCCTGTTACGCCATGCTGTAAAAGATGCTGAGCAAAGATGACAATATCTGACTGAGGCATGAGACCGGGCGAATAAGAAAGCTTTCCTTCAACCTCATCCCATTGGCCAACAATCGGCGTTAAATCTTCGTCTGAGCACGCCTGTAAAACATCCATGGCTTTTGCTAGCAGGCGATCTGAAACCCTGCGCATCGCTGGCCCCATCCAGTCAGGTAAACCGCCAAAAGCATCTGCACAGACAGAGATTAATTTTTCCGCCTCGCGACCATGGATATCAGCGTATATCTCAACAATTTCATGCGGCTCACCGATTCTTGTCATTGCCTCGAAAGACGGTCGTAACAAGTAATCTTTTCCGCCCTCACGGCTGTCACTTATGCCTATTTCGCCAATTTCTCTTAAAGCGGCCATGATATTTCCTGATCAACGGTCATTATCAAGGCTGCCAGTCGACAGCCTTTGTAATGTTCGCTATGCGGTAACAGTGAGAGCGCAGGTAGTTGAGGTGACTTTATTTCCGTCGCTATCTGTGACTTCACAGCGATAGCTACCGCTCGAGGCAGTTGTAACGCCAAGCAACAAGAGTGTGGCTGTTGCCGCCGTAGGGTTTGCAGTTGAATCGATCTGAGTGCTGCCAAGGAACCATTTGTAGCTGTAAGTTGGGCGACCACCTGTTACGTCAACATCAAGAACGACGTCGTTGTCTGCATCGGCAGCTTTAGTTGCTGGCAAATCTTTGGAGAATGCCAACGGCGTTGAAGGTGTAGCGTCCGTATTAACAACCTGAACAGTAGTGCCATCAGATACTTTGAACTCAACGGTAAACGTGATGATGTCGTTACTTCCGCCATCTGCTGGCGTAAGGTTAGAAATCACCATATAGCCCGAGAACTCGATTGGACCGATAGCGATACGCGCCCACAGCGTCGGCTGGCGCTTGGCATTGATCTCATCAGTAAAGTACTTCACCAGATTGCCGTAGCCGAACTGGTCAAGTTTGTCGTGTTTCCGCACTTCACCATCAAAACTGATTGTCGCGTCAGCATTGGTGATGATGTTTTCTACCCATCCCGCAGTATCGTCTGCATCAGAGGTGACCGAGTTTGGAGCAAAATCCAGACCCTTACTGGTTCCCGCACCGAGAGCCTTCCAGTCGTCTTCTGTAGGCCGGGCATCTGGGCAACCATAGGCCAGCTCCAGCACTGTTGCCGAGCCGAATACCCTTTCGTTGGAGTTTTGGCAATTAGCCATCTTTGACCTCTTTTATGTATAAAAAAAGGCCGCCAGATGGCGACCTTGTGTTGATGATTTTTCTTCAGTCCCCGAAAGTGCAGGCAAACTGTAATCTTAGGACAATTCTTCCCTCCTCCGTCGTCACTGGAGTTGGATAAGCGCCCATGTTTTCGATCTTACCCACGCATTCGTCTGCGTGAGGATTTGCCTGAACGTAATCAAGGATTGACTGAGCTGCCGTTGCCGCCGCCTGGTTTTTGTCCTTTGCACCAATCACATCGACCAGGACATAGTTATCGTTCCCGAGGTCATTTCTGATGGGGGTTCCGCCATTTGGTCTGAACACCATAATCGCTTTCGAAAGATCATTCGGGTCATTGAAATTAAGAAGCTGAACCAGGAAACCGTTAGTAAGCCCGGCATCGCCAAACATGTTCCTGACTCGCTGATACATAGGAGGATTCATAGAGACATTTCCTTGGCGATCACAGCATCGATCTGTCGCTGCGTGTCTTCAAACCCCTTGGTTAAAAACTCCTTCCTGGCCGTCGCCCGGCGGAAGTTCTGAGGTACGCTTGGGTCATGGACGTATGCAGCGTAGTTAGCTGAATAACCCACCCGGCCAGTCACGCGATTGCCATTTACAGTAATCTCGCGAAACTGGCTATTGATGAGGGTTGACGTATCGATCGGGGTATAGAGCGCCGCCTGAGATCCGCCGATAATCAAAGCTGATTGCATGGCTCTAACGACCTTTCTCCCCTGAATATCACCAACCAGAGCATTAAGGTTTTTCTTCGCCTGGCTAATACCCTTAACTTTGATGCCCATGGCTTTCTCCAGGCAATAAAAAAGGCCGCCGTGGCGACCTTATCCTAGTGATCATTGGTTATTTTAATTCGATGAACTCACCATCGACTTTCAAAAACTCGAGGTTATCTTCATCAATGAATTCAGGCCTTTTGGCAGTGATGGATGGTTCCCCATGACCACCAGACGATGTTGAATTCCTCATGATGACGATGAGGTTTTTATCATTGAATGTCGCTCGGAAACCATCCGGAACCGCAACAACTTCGCCTGAATCGTTCTTCCATTCACCTAATGGATAGTAGACGTTTACCCACCGAATTTTCATGATTGCCTCAACCAATATTCAAACACCAGTCAGTATCGCATAATCATCCGCCAGGCGCTCAAACGTGTCGGCATAGCGGATAACTTGCCGCACCTCGTCGGCACCGGCGACAACTGGGTCAGCCTCGGTCGACACACCAATCAGCAGGTAATCACCCGCAGCCGCCAGCGCGAACTCCGTCCAGACAGTGTTCTTCACGACGATTTCAGCGCCCAGGCTGGCTAACTTCTTGCTGAGCCCGCCCTCGTAATCACAGAGGATTTGCTCAGGTTCGGCATAGCCCAGCGGGTCGCCATATTCGTCATTACCTTCCAGCTTTCGCCAGATGGTCGCCGTGGCGGTATATGACCAGTTTGCAACACTCGACACGCGTTACTCCTTCGGCACCGGAATGCGCTCAATCTCAAACCACTCGATATTCAAAGCGTTGACTTGTTGGCCTTTACCGACAGGCACGAAAAGACCTATGACATCTCCGCATTCCAACTGCAAATACCGATCAATGGCGATTGGTGAAACCACTGTCTCGCTGAAAGTCTTAACTTCTCCAGCAACGCGAAAAACTACCATCACATTCAACGCGCTAACCATGCTTCTTACAATTGCCATATTTCACTCCTTCCAGCGCAGCACTTTCGCGCCAGTCGCCCGGATGCGCGCGCAGTTGATATGCCACTCGCCGTCCGATTTCACGTAGCCGGTAGTCTCCCGCCCGGTGTCGGTCATCACCCATACGCGGGTGAGCGGCTTCGGCTTGCCTTCAGTTACTGATTTGTACTTCATCACTTACCCCCGCACATGCAGCCACCCTTCCCGATCCAGATACCAGCGAATGCCGGGGCGGCTGTAGGGTCAGCAGGAATAAGGGCAGTGGCGCAGCCGTACTTATCCAGCCCGCGCAGCAGGTTCACTGATGCTTTCCAGCGATCGGTGAACGACTGGTACCGGAAAGAGCGCGACGCTCCGCTTGGAGCCGTCTGGCTGGAGATGTATTTATCCCCCTGCCCGAGCCCCATAAGCGCCAGCAGATAGAGCTGAATCAACAGCGAGGTCGATGCAGGATAATGTGCATCGAGACACTCCTGAATACTGTTGGCCTGGTCGACGAGAGCCTGAAGAACAAAATCGGGAATGGTAATTCCCTGGCTCTCCAGATACTCCTTCGCCTGTTCGAGAGTTACCATTATCGACTCCGTGAAATACCCCGCCGGAGCGGGGCATAAAAAAACCGCCTTAGCGGCGGCTGTTATTCAGCAGGGAAAAGCTTTTCGAGTTCGCCATCCGGCAACAGCTCACTGAGCTTTTCAGCGCCCAGGGTGCCTTTGAACTCAATACCCAGCTCAGTAAGACGCTCCTGAATAATCTCTTTGCGAGATTTCTCACCGGTACCGGCATCAGGTGTTGCAGGTTTCAACTCACCTGCTGCCTCACCTTTCATCATCCGGACGTTAGACTTCAGCGCCGGGTGAAGCTCTTTCAACTCCACCACGTCACCAACCTTCACGCCGAACCATGGGCGCACAACTTCGTATTTAGCCATGCTGTTTCCTTACGCCAGATTAGCGCCGTAGACAACGCCGGACAGGCCCTGATCGTCTGCGGTAATTTGCAGACCTTCAGCAGACATGATCTGGAAGTTGTAGTTAACGTTAGGCAGTGGGCGCGGCAGCGGAACAACACCTACGGCCATACCCACCAGTGGAGAGATCACGTCACGGCGACGAACGTACGCGATAAACTCGTTACCGGTCAGCGCGAAGCTCATGCGGATTTCTTTCACTGGCGCGAACGGCAGAACCGCCTGCAATACAGTGCCGCTTACAACGCCATTCACCACATACGGCTGCGCCAGGTTTGCCCAGATTTCCGGGGAAACCCACATCACATCGTATGCGGCGACTTTGTTCGTGCGCGCGGTTGTACCGAATGCCCCTTTACCGAAGAATGCGAAGATCGCAGCCATGTCAGCGGTGGTCAGGTCGATGTTCGCGCCACCAGCACCAGATCCGAGGTTAATCTTCTTGGTGTTGCGGTGGTTTTTGATGCCCTGCGCAGGATAGGACTGAACCTGAATTTTTGAATCGCCGTTCAGGTAGTAGTTGACGCGCTTCTGGTTGAACTTGCGCATCTTCGCCATCTGCGAGTCCAGCACCAGATCGATGCCCACAGAGTTCAGGCCAGCAGCATGACGCCAGTTAACACCGTAGCCAGCAGTGAACACCGGAATCGGGTCGCCGTCGCTAGCGTAGTCAGTATGATCGAAGGAGAACGGCGCCTGGCCATCAATGCTTACTGACACGTCGTCAGCGATGTCGCCTACCACGTTATACAGCTTGGCGGTTTTACCGACCGGCAGCACCGTCTGAACTCCGATCAGGTCGTTCACGATTTCCATGCCAACTTCCTGATCCCGCAGTTGCAGCACCTGGTTGTCAATCTCAGCCCAGAAGTCACGGGAGAAACCGCCCACTGCGTTACAGGCCAGCATGTCAGCAGTCATCATCGCGCGGTTAGCTGCAATGATGGAATCGTTCTGTAGGTTCCACATGTTGCGGTTTGCCCACAGCTCACTCCAGTGCCCGCCAAGGCGGGAGTTAGTCGCCAGCGTCTCTTTTGAGAAGTACATATGTTTTTGTCCTTTTGTTACGCGCCAGCAGCGGCGGCAGTGCCAACGCGCATGCGCACGCGGATGAAGTCGGTGGTGCTGGCCGCGATGGTGTATTCATCCTGGCTGTATCCGATCACTGAATCAGTGTCATCGGTTGCCAGGGTAAACTGACCGGCAGTGCCCAGCTTGATCGGGCTGTCTTTTTTATACGCACCAGGCAGGCAGCGCAGCGCCAGCTCACGACCTTCTTCTACGTAGTTACCTACTGCCGAATCCCCGGCAGGGATTTCTTCGGTGATTGTCAGGCCCTGGTGGTAACCGACATCGATGATGTACAGGCGTCCGGTCAGCGCAGTTGCCTGAGCAAACTTATCTGAGGAGTTGATGGTTGCCGCAGTGCCTGGAAGCAGCGCGGCGGCCGTGGTGCGGGTTTCGGTCTTGTACAGAGACTGACCATCGATATTAACGCGACGATAACGTGGCATTATTCCGGCTCCTTACTTGAAGTGTTCGTCTGCGGCAGGTGCGCCGGTTTCTTTGTGCTGCTGAGCATTGTTGGTGCCCAGCGGAGCAGCTTCGCCCAGCGACTTGAACATTGCGTCCAGGGCATCGCCAGAAAGCGCGTTGGCCACGATGTCACCATGGACCTTAGCAACCGCATCACGCTTGGCTTTCTCTTCAGCGCGTGAGTTGGCGGTCAGGGTGTCAGCGAGTTGCTTCTGGTTGGCCTGTAGCGCATCAACCTTTTCCGCGAGAGGCTTAATAGCCGCTTCAGTATTGGTCGCAACAGCCTGGCCGATCATGCTGCCGATTTGTTCCAGTTCTTCTTTGGTTAAAGGCATGTCGCCCTCCGTTTTGTGGTTTGGTGCAGGCTGTTCCTGCGGTGTGAATAGAGCTTTAAATTTGTTTGCTACGACGGCCACCCACGACTCCTGGCGCGCTACCACGGTGCCGTTGTCGTCGATAGTGATCTTCCCGCCATCAGCGGAATAGCCGTAAACCTGCGCATCGCCGCCATTTCGCACGATGACCACCTGCGAGTCAGTGAAGTCAGCAACCCAGGCATATTCATCCGTGCCAGGAGCAAACTTAGCTTTGGCAGCCCGATCGAGACGCTGCTCGCGCTCCCGGTAGGATTCGCCCACCAGCGCGCCGGAGTTCGCCTTAAGCGGCTGAGCCAGATCGGCGTTAACCATCAGGCCAACTCCCTGCTCAGGAGTGGCTGCTCCGACTTCGTGAAGCAGGATCGCGTCGTGGTCCATGCCGTGGATATCAGCTACCCACTCAGCACCGGTGGCGCGTTGCTGTTCGTTCGGTTCAAGCTGGTCGAGGAAAGCGGCCACGCTGGTATGAATAGGCGGCACGTCATCTCCACGCTCGATAGCTGCGACGCGCTCGAGTAGTTCTCGACCACCTTCAGACTCACTGGCACGGGCCACATCAACCCACTTTTCGAGATAGATGCGATTACCGGACTTCTTAACGTTGCGGTTCCACGCACCTACGTAGCCGACGTTAAGACCTTCAGGAGAAAAGGCCGACACGAACTGACCGTTAACCTGAGGATGCCCAAGCGGTGCCAGGGTGCCTTCCAGTCCCTTATAGTGGGCGTCGATTTGTTCTTGCGTGTACAAGCCGCCATTCATGACGACGTTCGCCGGAAGCGTGTAACTCGGCAGTACCAGATGCTCACGCCCGTTGTATGTTTCGCGCCGGATAGACTGACTGTTCACCTTCGTGGTGATGTTGACCTGCATAGGCATAGTTATTTCTCCGCCCAGGCGTAACCGCGCGCCTGCATCGATTTATATTCCTGTTTGAGTTTCGTGATGGTGTCCGGGTATTCCGGATTACCGTCCGCATCAACCAGCACAGACTGCTGGCTGCATTTGCAGTTGATGGAGTTGCCATCCTTGCTGTACCAGTCACGGACCTCTTCATTGGTGTAGAGGTGGGCATGGCGCACTGCGTGGGTATGTCGGGTTGTCGGTGACAGAGCCGAGATGTGAACCAGAAGCGTTTTAAGGCCGTAAAGGTCATTCGCCTCCTGGTCTTCATCCCATTTAGCCCGGCGCAGCGCGGTCGTCACTTCAGTGCGTGCTATCCGGTTCGCCCGGCGCTTCTCGATGCCGGTCTGGTCTGTCAGGTTGCGGGCAATGTCCAGCGGATTGAGTCCACGGCCCACGCCATCAGTCAGCACGCGTGTCATATCTCGCTTAACGTCAGCAGTCAGACCCTTCATTTCCTCAAACACACGGGCATGCAACAGCGCCATGCGTTGCTGGTACGGGTCGCTTGCGAGAATTGACGCTAACGACTCACGACCAGCGGCGTACACCGGCGACTGCTGGCTGAGGTTGTAGAACGACTGCCCGGTCCCTTTCTCCGAAGCCAGATCGATGTACTCGTAAAACCACAGGTCGTAATCGCCACCTTCAAGCAGCACCTGATCAACCAGGTAACTGGCATCGTTCAGGATGATGGAGAGTAGCGTTGGGTTTAGCTGGTATTCGTATCTGGCGTTTACTGCGAGGGAGGAAGGTATTTTGTCGAGTGCTGATTTGTAAGCTTTGCCAATCTTATTCATCCGCCTGGCGAAGTCTTTCATTGCCCGGCGTTCCAGCGCATCGGCTCCGGTCGGATCCTGATAGTTACGCGGAAGAATCGGTGGCTTCGCCTTCTTCGTCGCCATCCTCTTCTCCTAAAGGCTCTTCGTCGTCATTGTCATAGCCCGCAGCCGTGCGAATCTCTTCACGGGTGAACGCGGGTTCATCGCCGCTGCCCTGCATGGTCTGGTTAATCTCACCCATGGTCTTGGCGTTAGTGAGCTTCTCAGTACCGGTCTGTTCGTTCAGGTCATCCCAGATAACTGCTTTCTGGCTGACTGAATCGACGATCTGCAAGTCAATAAGCTTGTCGCAGAAGTCCTCTATCTCGAAAGCGAGGTCTACTCGGCGCGACTGACAGCGAGCATTAAAGTATTTCTGGTCTTCAGTGCTGGACCGCTCAGCCTGCTGGTTACCAACCAGAATGCGCGTAGGAATATCAACTCCTGCGGCGGCTGTTTGCAGGTTTACGTTATAGGTTGGAGACGGATCAGAAACCGGAGAAACGAGGGAGGTTACGCTGGCCCCCTGGAGAGAAAGCAGCACATCATTTCCGCGATTCATCTCGCGAGCAGCGTCATTAAATTTATCCTGCAACTCATCTACTTTAACGCCGTACATAGATGCAATGCTGCCAAAGTCGATTTCCTTGTCGAAACTAAGTGCTAACTGGCGAGCGGCGTTCTTCAGGAATGACTCACCAGACCCGCCCTCTACCTTCTCCAGGCTCACAAAGGCGTTATAAGCTGGCTCAAGGAAGCCAATAGCATCGTCTGAGTAATCACCAAGGATGAAAACGCGGTCGGGATGGATATTAACGCGGCGGCTTGAGCCATTCGGCAAGCGTTCGGCGTACTGCCACATTTTCGGCTGACCGTACGTATTCGAGTTCAGGCCAGTGTCCCACTCACCAACCGTTAGCGATCCGGCCCACGCCACGGATATTTTCTGAAGACCTCGCCCTTTGATGACCGGAAGGCTCCAGTCTTTTTCGTCGCGGATGTGCAGAAGGATTCCTGCATAACGACCGACAAGGCGACGGCGATCCGCCTCGGCAAATGAGCGCCAGAACCGGTTGTTGAATACCTGTTTGGACTTTTTCTCCCAGGCGGTTTCTTTGCGCTTTTTGTCTGCCTGATCACCCTCGATGATTTCCGGGTTAGTCTGCCAGCACTTGCCCACCAGTTTCTCAACTGCACCGTGAGCGATACCACCGCGACGGTACAGGGCATAAAGGTTTTCGTAGGTTACCTGCCCAGGGAAGCCATACTCGCACCATGCAGAATGGCGCTTATTGTCCAGCCCCATCGTTGGCGCCATCAGTCCCATACGGGCGCGCGCCATCTGCGCATCGTTAAGAGCGTGATTTACCGCAAGTGTTAATTTATCACTCATTCGTGCCTCGCAAATTCGCCATGAAGACTCTCCCTCATCTCAATTAGCCAGGCCTCAACTACGCCTCTAGATGTAGAGAACTTGCGGTGGATTTTTCCGTTATCCCAAATTCGCCCCTGCCACCCGCAGTTTTTTGAGTGCCACGAAAGCCCCTTAACGCCGGATGAGTTATCTTTCCGAAGTGGGGTATTCTTTAGGTTTTCTGCTCTCGTTGCTGGGCGAAGGTTTTCGAGTTTGTTATTGGTGGTATTGCCGTCTTTGTGGTCGACATCAACCGATGACCCAAGCGCGCCATGCATCAATACCCATACCACTCTATGGGCAAGATACTTTTTCTTATTGATGGTGACGTAGTAGTAACCACGCGCGCCGTTGTAGCTTCCAGCATGGTCTCCGGCTTTAACTCTCCCAGAGCTTTTTATCCACACCAGGCCAGTTGGACTTAAAGGGCTGTATGCAACACACTCCCGGATTTTATGTATGTCTAAGCCCCCGTTATCACCAACGGCGAGAGTTAATTTGTCAGTCATGATTTATCCGTTGGTGGAGTTAAGGCATGAAAAAGGCCACCTAAGTGGCCTCAACTTATTGGTAGCTTTTCACCTTTATCGTATCGCCCTTAAATTGCTTCTGAAGAGCCTCTAGCAGAGCTGATTCCGTCTTCCCATTAGCGAGAACATCTTTTAGCTTTACCTGAATGCCAACCGTTGAACCCTTCGCGATTCTCTGGAAAATGACGTTTTTGAAATGATGTTGCATAACTATCTCCTTATAAGCACATCGTTAATAAATAACGTCAATTCTTGGTGAATCTTTAATTTTTAACGCAATCTTTTGGGGATCATCACCCCGGCCATCTGGCCCTTACGCTTAATGTGACCGTCGAGGCTGTAGCGGATACCGTCCCAGCAGTGCTCATAGCCATCGGCGAGCTTCGGCAACACCTCACCGGTAATGCGGTCCGTTTTGTACGACCACATGCGGGCCTCACGTGCCACGTTTTTGCAGCGCGGATGGATAATGATTTCGTCGAAGCCGCGAAGATGGGCGATCCCGTCCTCAACGCTACCCTGCCATTTCTCAGCTGCTGAAATATTGAAGCCCTGCCGCCTGAGATAACTGATTGTCTCAGGTCGCGCAGAGTCAGCTTTAATTGGCCAGTCCCGCGCGCCAGGAATCGTGTCGTACAGCTCAGGCATGTGATCGAGCTCTGTCTGCTGACCGTATGCCTCGTATTCGATGTACAGCCGGTTGTGAAGGATGAACGAGCGCACCAGCGTGTTAGGGTCTTTGGCGAATCCGAAGTCGGCACCAAAGAACAGGCGCTCAGCTTCTTTCCAGAGGTTTTCCGAGAACTCAGCGATCCGGTATTTACCGGCCAGCACCTGCTTGTCAGAGTTTTCGAGGTAAGCACCCTCCCACACCCATGCGTATGTTGCCGGGTCAAGTCGGCGCTGATCGTTCTGTCGCTCACCTTCCAGCACGTCTGGGAACCAGGGGTTATCCGTATAGTTCATCTCAACGGTGATGCAGTCGTCGCCTGCCTCTTTGCGGAAACGCTTATCCGTGGCGCTGCCGTCGCGCTCCGGGTTCCACGTCACCCAAATCTCTGATCCCTCTTCACGAACGGTAGGGCTCAGCTTCTGCCAGGCTATTTCGCTGACTGATTCAGCCTCGTCGACCCAGCACAGCAGGATGCGCGCTTTCGACTTGATGCTGTCGAGGTTATGCCGGAGACCGCAGAACACGTAGTTAACGCTCTTGTCGATGGTGCGGATGTACTTCTCGCCGATATCAAAGTTGGAAGCCAGCCAGGGAACAGACAGGATCGCCTGTTTAACCTCCTGCATGCTCGATTCTTCCAGCGAGTTCATGAACTCACGTGCGCAGAGCACCACCCCGCTTTCACCGTTCATCATCGACTGATACGCCTTTACGGCAGTCATCAGGGCGAATGTGCGCGTCTTGGCGCTGCCACGTCCACCATGCGAGCACCGGTAACGCTTATTCACGGCGGTGAATAGTGGTGCAAGCTTCGCGGGGATCGGCAGTTGAACGGCTTCACTCATGCTTTAGGCTCAACAGGTAGTAACTGGATGATTGTCGGCTGCGGAGTCATGCTGCCATCAGGGCTTGTATGCTCGACTTTCTGGCGATTTGTGTAGGCATCGCCCATTTCTTTGGCGGCCTGCTCGATAAGCTGCGAGGTCATGCCGTAGTTCTTCATCTTTTCAGCATTGGTCGCCATTCGGTCGAGAACGCGCAACCGGTACGCTTTATTTGCGATCGGGATGTCGGCGATCTCATTCTGGAATCGTTTACGGGTGGCGTTGAACAGGTCAATCCACTTCTGGCTCAACTTGGCCGCCATTGCATTTCCGGGAGTATATTGCGACACCTGCTGCCGCGAGACATCGATGCCGTATTCAGCCTTTACAAGCTCAATGACTTTTACCGGGGTCTCGTAGCAGGCGAGTGATTGAACGATGAAGGCTTTAACCTCTGTCGATAATGCTGCCACAGGCTACCTCCATGACAATCTGAATAAAGCGTTACGCCAGCTTCAACATGCACGTCCCGCATGACCTGGCTATATCGGTGTGAGCCACTTCTGCTGGCGCATTGGCCGCATCAACGAGCTCCTGTACTTCTTTGCTGGCACCGTATCGACGTACGACACCTGTGAATTCTTCGACGTCGTGGCCGCGCAGTGTGAGCACTGGCTGCCCGGTCTCTTTGTTGAACTTCGGCGCGCCGAAATCATCCGTGGCCTGTGCGATGTGGTAAAGCTCATGCTCTACCAGTGCGCAGAACTCTAGGTCACTGCATTGTGAGCAGTAATCGGCTGCCAAAGTGATGATGAACTTCGGGATGCGCCCGAACCATTCATGCATCTGCTGTTCCATTCTGGCTTTCTGCCAACCACCGGCGCGCAGCATTACCTGCTCGGCCTGACCGAGGACATACCGTCCTTTCTTCGCGAAAGAGTCAGACGCCCACATAAAGCAGAGGTCAGCTTCAAGCAGGTGCTCATGGTCAGGGTTGTAGATGCTTCCGGTATCACTGAGGATTTGGCGGCTTACCCACTCATGCACTTCATTGGCAGGTATTAGCCTGGTGTATGGCTGCCAGTTGTCGGAGGCGATGAAGTTAACTGGCGGATATGGCCTGCGCTCGTCATCGTTAACCATGGGTTACTCCGCCTTAAAGCTGCACCGTGTCGCTGGTAACGGTTTCGATTTTGAAGCACTTGTTAGTCAACCAGTCCCAGCGAAGTAAGGCTGACAGCACCAGGATCGGCTTCATGTATGGACGAAGAGATACTTTTGAGGTGAATGTTACTGTTTTGCTCATGAGTTACTCCGTTGTTTCTTCTGCTGGATGTTCGGTTTGCTCTGCCGGTACCGGCGTAAACTGCACACGCTTCACATCGGCCGGAGCGAAATACAGCCACTCTCCTGTCTCCGTCGCCAGCGGCACAAAGCCGTTTACCAGTTCAGGCTGACGTCGTGACATCTTGCCCGTGAAGGTTTCGCTCGTTTGGGTGGTAAGAGTGATTTCGTAGATGTCGGACATGATTACCTCTTTGCCTTGTCGCAGCTGTTGCCCTGCTTCTCAGAAGTGCTTAGCCACTTACGACTTACCCGTCAGCAAGATGTGATCACCATCCTTGCGGGGTTACACAGATCATTATCGAAGCCCCTCAGAGAAGAGCTTCTGTAACGGCCTACTTATTTTCGGTCTGCTTATCCCATTCCTCACGGAACCTGGATGGATTGTCGAAACCTTCACTGCACTGGTTGGTTTTCGTCACTTTGCCCCCGATTCTTTTGTTTTCTGGCAGTTTGCCTGCCACGCTTTGTTATGCGCCAGGATGTCGCGCTTCGTCTGGCGGTCAAGAACATCAATGTCGTGATCAGTAAGGTAGATTGGCTTTACCCAGTCACAGGCTGTATCAACCACCACCGGGACGCTTCCACGTGTCACGCAGCTCGCGATCAACATCGTCATCAGGCATGCGGTTAACATTCTGCTGTACATTGCTGGCCTCTTTCGTTGCTTCTACCCGGCGTTCGGCTGCTGACTCAATGGCCGAGGCCTTTTCTTCTGTGCGCTGCTGTTCGGCTTTTTCTTCAGCCTCTTCACGCCCGCGAAAACGGCCCAGACCAAAGGCACCAAGCACCATCAGGATCGCAACTCCGATTGCCGCCAGTACAGATTTGAGTGTCGTCATAGGCTCACCCGCTCGCGCATCCAGCCATAAACGAATGACTCGTTAGCCGGACGCTGTTCTGCCAGCTCAAGATAACGCTGGCCCTGGCTACAGTTCAGTGCGCGAAGCAATACGATTTCCCCTTCTCCGCCTCGTTTCGCCAGGAAGGACTTCAGCGCGCTGATGCTACGCGGGCCGATCTGGCCGTCGGCGATCAGATCCGGATAGAACTGCTGCTGGTTATTGAAAACGTTCAGCCAGCGCTGGAACCATTTAACCTGCACCGATGGCCCCATGTTCACGCCGGTATCGCAAAGTTCGGCGGCAATGGAAGGGGATACTTCTGCCACCTGATCAAAGCGCGGACCATACCAGTAATCAGACTCAAGGATCGCCAGAGCCTGCTCACGCGTAAGATTTCGCATATCACCGGTATAACCATGCGCTCGGGCGGTTGCCTGAGTAATTCCCCAGTTCGTTGGGCCGCCCTTATCGTTCGGGTGATCAACATAACCACCCTCTTTGCCGAGGATGGTGTTAAAGATATCGTCTTTGGTCATGGCTATTCCGTAATGACGACCTTCGCCAGGTTCCCGCGAGCCAGCCACACCGCCATGCAGATGACGGAGTTAAGCAGCAGATCGCCGAGGTTAACCTGAACGTAGTGGCCGAGCAGAATGTTGAAGGCATTGAATCCGGCGGCAAGGATGACCAGATAGGCCAGTACCGCGACACTCAGGCGATGACGCTTTCCCTCTTTCCGGAAAA